TGTTCCCGAACATCACGCAGCCCTACGTCGACGCCGCGTCGGCGCGCATCTCAGACATGCTGTTACCCACGGACGACCGCAACTTCGCGATCGAGCCGACCCCAATCCCCGAGCTTGCCGAGTTCGAGGAACTGGTTGCTCCGCCCGTACTACCCCCTGTCGCTGCCGGCGTCTCTCCCGCCGCAGCGCAACCTCCTGTGCCGGGCGGGGCACCCACTGCGCCGCCGCCACCCCCGGTCATGGTTCAGCTGCCGAACGGCGAGCGCGTCACCCTTGACCAGTTGCGCGAGAAGATTGCCGCCACCAAGGCCACCGCCAAGCGGCGCACCGAAGCGGCACAGACCCAGATCGACGACTGGCTGACCGAGTGTGATTACCTCGGCGAGGTTCGCGCTGTGATCGACGACTCGGCCAAGGTCGGCACCGGCGTGGCTAAGGGTCCGGCCCCGGTGATGATGAAGCGCAAGGTGTTCAACAAGCTACCCGGCGGCGACCTCGAGCTGGTCATCGTCGAGAAGATTGTCCCGGCAACCAAGCACATCAGCTACTGGAACCTGTATCCGGACCCCGCGTGCGGTGAGAACATTCACAACGGGTCGTGGATCTGGGAGGTCGATACGCTGAGCGAGAAGCGCGTGTCGGCGCTCAAGGGTCTTCCCGGGTATCTCGACGACAAGCTGGCCGCTGTGCTCGAAGAAGGCCCGGCGAAATATACGGCCGGCGGCAAGATTAATTATGACGGAAAGGTCGCCCAGACCAAGGGCCAGTTCCAGATCTGGTATTTCCACGGCACCATCAGCCGCGACGACATCGAGGCCGCCGGGTGCCAGTGCCCCGAGGGTGAGGGTGGATCGTTCGAGGCGCTGATCACGATGATCAACGACCACGTTGTGCGCGCCGCTCTGAACCCGATCGACAGCGGCGAGTTCCCCTACGACGTGATGCGCTGGAAGCGGCGCCCCGGGCACTGGGCTGGCGTCGGTGTTGCGCGCCAGATGCGCACCGCCCAGCGCATGGTGACCGCAGCGACGCGCAACCTGATGGACAACGCCGGACTCGGTGCCGGTCCGATGTTCGTGTTCGGCCGCGGCATCCGCCCGCAGAACAACATCTGGGAGATCAAGCCACGGAAAATCTTCGTGCGCGATCAGGACGACGACGACAACCGGCCCACAAAGTCGGAGATCGAAACGATCGTCATCCCGATGTTGCAGGTAGAGCTGACCAACATCATTCAGCTGGGCATGAAGATGGCCGAGGACAGCACCGGGTTGCCGATGCTGCTGCAGGGCCAGCAAGGCTCGGCGCCGGATACCGTCGGCGGCCTGCAGATGCTCAACAACAACGCCAACGCCGTGCTGCGTCGCATAGCGCGCCTGTTCGACACCGGCATGACGAAGCCTCACATCCAGCGCTACTACGACTGGCTGATGCTGTTTGGTGACAACCCCGAGGCGAAGGGCGATATGTTCGTCAAAGCCCGGGGCAGCAGCGCTCTGGTCGAGCGCGACGCACAGACCATGGAGCTGGCGCAGATCGTCGGCATGACGGCGAACCCGATCTTCGGCAAGGATCCGAAGAAGGCAATGGACGAGTATCTGAAGTCGCGCCGGTTCGACCCTGCGGCGTTCAATTACACCAAGGAAGAACAGGCCAAGATCGACGCCCAGCAGCCGCCTCCGCCGCCTCAGATACAGGCCGCACAGATCCGCGCCGAGACGGACCTCAAGAAGACCGAGATGGTCGTCGGTGCGCAGGTCGAGCGGACCAAGGTCGACACCGACCGCGACCGGGCGTACGTCGAAGCCGAGACCCAACGCACCGAACGCGAGCACGAGGCTCGGATGGCGGAGCTCAGCGTAAAGAGAGAACTCGCGTTGCTCGAGTATGCGACGCAGCAGAAGGTGTCGCTTGACCGGGTCAAGTCCGATCTCGCGAAGACCGCCATGACGCTGAGGACGCAGCGCGAGCTGGCTGGTGCTGACCGTCAGCTGCGCGCCGCCGAGCAGGTTGCAAAGCCTGCGTTCGAGCCGCCGGGTCGGGCCAAGCCGGGTAGGGCGTTTCAGCAATGACCATCGGCCTGAACACCCACCAGCGCGGCAGCGACGTGTGGCTGCTGACGACCAAGTATTGCGAGGCGCGACTCGAGGAGCTGCGCCGAGAGAACGACAAGGATCACGACCCCGTGCGCACCGCGAAGATCCGCGGGCGTATCGCCGAGGTCCAAAAGTTTTTGCGCGCCGGCGAAGAACCGACCCGCGATGTAGTGGCAAACGCCGATCAGTGATGAGCGCCATTTGCCGAATGCCCGTAAGGGCTGTGTTAACCGGAGTCAAACCATGACCACTGAAGAGGATCTGAGCGTAGCACCCGCCGAGCAGCCCGCTGAACCTAGCGAGGCTATGGATTCCATCACCGCTGGCTACAACAAGCAGCGCGGTATTGAGCCTGAAGCCGCAGAGCAGACCGAGACGGTCGCCGAGGTTCCTCCCGAGGAGCCCCCGCAACCCACCGTCGACGAGAAGCTCGCTTCGTTGCAGCAGACGATCGCGGAACTGAATGGAACCCCTGCCAGTGTGCGCAAGATCTATGGTGAGCTGGGAAGCATCAAGCAAGCCCTGAAAGAACTGCGCGAGAAGCCTGCCGCCGCCTCGGAGCCAGCATCAACGGCGCCGGAGCTGACCGCACTGCTCGCTGAAGTTGATCGGGTTGCTGAAGAATTCCCTGATCTCGCCGGTCCTCTGGCCAACGCCATCAAGGCGCTTGGTTCTCAACGGCAACCTGCGGCGGCAGCACCTGTGCAACTCAGTGACGAGGATTTCAATGCTCGCTACGAGGTGCGCAAGCAAACCGAAGCTCGCGAGGCTTTGACCGAAGAGCATGACGATTGGGAAACCGTTCCCAACCTTCCGGAATACAAGGACTGGCTCAAGACGCTGGACGAGAAGTCACGTTATCGCTTCCTGAATACGTGGAATCCGGCCGTTGTGTCGAAGGGTTTGACCGAGTTCAAAACATGGCGCGTTACGGCGCAAGCGGCAAAGGCGGCGAAGGATAACCGTCTGAAGTCTGCAATCACGCCGGCTGGTGAAGGGGCTCCAACCCCGTCGCAACTGCCGGATTCTGCGGGTATCAGTGTCGGCTACAACAAAGTCCGCCGGCTGAGAACTGCTGCATAACCAACCAACTTCCATTCAAGGAGCAACATCATGGCAATCCAGAAATATACGACCCAAGCTGGTCGCATCAACGAAATCAAGGGTGAGATGCTCGCCCACGCCGAGCCGTTCGAAGTCCTCGCGATGGGCTGCTCGATGAAGAAGATGCCGCGCAATCAAGGCGACAACATCTCCTATCGTCGTGTCATCCCGACCGGCGGCGCCACCACCAACGCCAACACCATCAACCGCTGGTCCGTGACTGCTTCGGCGCACGTCCTGTCGGAAGGTGTGACCCCGACCGCCGAGACGCTGACCTACGACGACGTCAATGTCGTGATCCAGCAGTACGGCGTGCTCTACAGCTACACCGACAAGGCCGCTGAGCTCTACGAGGATGACATCCCGGGCGACCAGAAGGTGCAGACCGCCGAGCGCATGGGCCTCGTTCGCGAGATGATCCGCTACGGTTCGATGAAGGCTGCGACCAACGTCCTGTACTCGGGCGGCACCACTCGCGTTACGGTCGATCAGGCGATCAGCCTGAACAACCTGCGCAACATGGCGAAGACCCTGCTGGCCAACCACGGCAAGATGAAGAACAAGATTCTCGCCGCCGGCCCGGCCTACGATACCAGCGCGATCGAAGCTGGTTTCATCGTCTTCTGTCACACCGACTGCGAACCCGATATCCGCGACCTGCCCGGCTTCGTGCCCGTCGCCAAGTACGGCTCGCGTTCGATGCTGAACGAGAACGAGATCGGCAGCTGCGAGCGCTTCCGCTTCATCGTCAGCCCCGAGCTGGCCCCGTACCTTGCTGGCGGCGCTGCTGTCGGCACCACGGGTCTGGTTGCGGCCAACGCCACCAACATCGACGTCTATCCGCACATCGTGTGTTGCGAGGATGCCGTGTTCGACGTGGCGCTGAAGGGTGACAACCCGTTCGACCTGACCCACATCCCCCACAAGCAGAAGACCAAGGACGATCCGTTCGGTCAGCGCGGCTACGTGGGCGCTTCGTTCTGGTCGGCGGTCCTCGTGACCAACAACGGCTGGATGGGAGTCGTCGAAGCTGGCGTGACGGATCTGGCTTAAAGCATAACCCGGGTGGCACAACGTCACCCGGACAACCAAATTTTCAAGGAGCATTATCATGGCTGGAAACACTCTCGAAATTCCCCGCGGTTTCACTGGCTGCCTCAGCAAGGCTGGCCTTGGCATTGCCGGCACTGCGGATCGCGTCAAATTCACCGCCCCCAACGGCGCGGGTACGGACTTCGCCATCGACGGCATCGCCTACCATCTGGCTGACGGCGACAACGTGGATACCGGCGCTGCTGCTGTTCAAGCTGTCGATACCACCTGTCTGTACCTGCTGCAGCTGGATTCCAGCGGCACGCTGAGCACCGTCAAGGGCACCGAGGTGCTCAACACTCTGACGGCAGCCGGCACCGGTGTGGTCACTTGGCCCGAGCCGACCGCTGGCAAGTGCCCCGTTGGCGCCGTCAAGGTCAAGACCGTGGCTGTTACCTTCACCCTCGGCACCACCAACTTCGACGCTTCCGGCGTCACCGAGACTTGGTACGACTTCGCTGGTGGCATGCCCACCGCGCCGCTGGCGTCGTAACCGGTAGCAACGCTCCATAACCACGGCACCCGGGATCCCGGGTCGCCGTCACCAATTCAAGGAGAAATATCATGCCGTCCCTATTAAATCGATTCAATCAGATCATCGTCAACAAGAAGCTCAAGATGGGCAAGGGTGCGCAGATCATCGCCACCAGTGCCGCCGGCGCCGAGACTGTCGTCGATATGACCGAACTGGCTGCGCTGGGTGGTGTTACTGCCACTGCTGCTGAACTCAATGTTACCGATGGTGCAACCTCGGCTAATGACACAGCGGCCAAAGCCGTCATCATTGGCACCGGCGGTGCGACCACCCTCGGTGGTCTTGTGCAGGCACCTGTCTTTGTCGCCGACGCCACCCCCTACTCCGTCTTGGCGGCCAACAGCGGCAAGCTGCACATCATCCTTGAGCAGGCGAACACTATCACGCTCAACCTCCCGGCTATCGCCGCAGGTCTGAGCTACAAGTTCGTCATGGGTGGAGTTGCCACTGAAGCCCAGAACTGGGTCATCGTCGCAACGACCCCATCGTTCTACAACGGCGGTGTCGTTTGGTTGGACTCGGATAACGCAGCCGATAACATTGCGCCGGTTTATGGCAACGGCTCGTCTCACCTGACGCTGACTGCAGTTACGCCGGAAGCCGGCACGGCAATTGAAATCTACAGCAACGGCACGGAATGGTTCGTTGCTGGAACTATCAGTTCCGCTACCACGCCTGCCTTCACTTAACCCGCAGCACCTCACCGGGCGGCATCCCGTCGCCCGGTGCCCTTACCCATCAGGAGACATATCATGCCCCGTAAATTTACCCCGCGCGTACCGAAAGCCCCCGACGTGATCATCAAGGGATCCAATACCTCCGAGCCGATGGAGCAGACCGTTGGTCAGGACGCGCCGCGTGCGATGTCCAGCACGGGCGATGCTCGCAAGTCGCTGGAGCCGGCGCTTATCGAGCCCGTCGATCGGCCGCTGTCGGGACTGGATGCCGAGAAGCTGGCCATGATGAAGTTCATGGAAGATATGGTGACCGTGCATATCCACAGCACGACGAACAAGGAAGACGAGAAGGTGTTCGAGTTCTTCAACAACGGCCGCCGCGAGGTGTTCCGCCGCAACGAGCAGAAGACGGTCAAGCGGTACTTCGTCGATATGCTGGCCCGGGCGAAGACCACGACCTACTCGCAGGACACGATCACTGACCATCAGGGCGTTAAGCAGATCGTGTATCAACCCAGCACCGGCCTGCGCTACCCGTTCAGCGTGGTCAATGACCCGCACCCCCGCGGACGTGAGTGGCTGACGTCCGTTCTCGCTGAGGCGTAATGACATGAATTTTCTTGAGCTGTGCCAACGAGTACGACAGGAGTCCGGTGGAGTCTCTGGCACAGGGCCAACCACGGTGACTGGTCAGTCTGGCCAGCTCAAGAAACTTGTGACATGGACGAACGCCGCGTGGCGTGAGCTGCAGCTGATGCATGACGATTGGCTGTGGAAGCGCAAGGACTTCACGCTGACCCTGAGCGCGTCTGACAACGATTATTCGGCGGCGGACGCCAGCGTCACTGACCTCGGCGAATGGGATCTGGAGACGTTCAGGATATACCTGACGTCGGCCGGCGTCAGCGACGAGACGTTCCTGAGCCGGATGGAATACGACATCTGGCGCAACGTGTGGGCGATCGGATCCCAGACCGCCAGCCGCCCGAACGTGGTGGCGCAGAAGCCTGACCTACATCTTGGCTTCGGTCCGGTGCCGGGGGATACCTTCACGGTGACCGGGCAGTACCTGCAATCGACGCAGAGCATGACGGTCGACGGTGATGAACCTGACGGGCTGCCGGAAGAGTTCCACGAGATGATCGTCTATATCGCGCTGCGCAAGTACGCCGCCGACGAAGCGGCGCCGGAGGTCTGGGCGAACTCCAAGTTTGAGTATCGCAGGATGCTCTCGGCGCTGGAACGCAAGCAGCTGCCCAAGTGGCGCACAGGACCGGCGGCCGCATGAGACAGCTACCACCCGTGCCGGTGAAGATGGACTACTTCGCTTTGGCGGGTGGTCTGAATCTGACCGCGCCGCCGCTGACGATGAAGCCGGGCTTCGCGATCGATGCCATAAACTTCGAGTGCGACATCAACGGTGGCTACAGTCGCGTGGGCGGGTACGAGCGCTACGACGGGCAGACTAAACCCAGCGCGGCTGTGTTCTATACGATACCCTGTAGCACGGCTGGAACATGGACGCTGGGCGATACGGTGACCGGCGCAACTAGCGGTGCCACCGCAACATACTTGGCGACGTCGGCACAAGGTCTGGTCGTCACCAAGGTGACCGGGACGTTCCAAGCTGAAACTCTTAACGCTGGCACCGGCACTGCAACAGGTGCGCAATTCTCCGGCGGGGCCGCATCGCTGGCCGACGCAGCAACCTACCAGAACCGCGCGGCCGACGTGTATCGCGCGCTGATCACCGCCGTGCCCGGGTCCGGCAGCATCCTCGGGGTGCAAGAGTACAACGACATCGTCTATGCCTTTCGTAATACCAGCAACGCGACGACCGCCGGCTTGTATAAGACGAGCGCGTCAGGGTGGGTTGCGGTGCATGAGCTGGAGCTGACATTCACCAGTGGCGGAACCTACGTCATGGCGGCAGGCAATACCATCACCGGGGTCACCAGCGGTGCGACAGCTGTGTTGTCGCGTGTGGTCATCAGGTCTGGATCGTTCGCCGGTGGAGACGCTGCGGGAACGCTGACGCTGGTGTCGCAGAGTGGAGTGTTCGTCGCTGAGAATCTGAACGTCGGTGCCAATCTCAACGTCGCCACCATCGCGGCTGACACCCAGACGGTATTCGGGCGCGAGATGTATTTCACCAGCGGCGGCACGTACGAGGTCTTGGACGGCGATACGATCACCGGTGCCACGAGTGCAAAGACCGCAGTCATCACGCGAGTCGTGCTGGAGACAGGGTCGTGGAAAGCTGGCACGGCTGCAGGTCGGTTCATATTTACGGCCGACACGGGCGCATTCACGGCTGCCGAGACATTGAACGTCGGTGCCAACATCAACGTGGCCACGGTCACCGGACCGAGTACAGCGATCACGTTCTTGCCGAGCGGCCGGTTCGAGTTCGACATCCACAACTTCAGCGGCGACATCGTTTCTGAGCGGATGTATGGGTGCGACGGGGCAAACCGTGGCTTCGAGTTCGACGGCACGGTGCTGGTTCCGATAAACACCGGCATGACGCTGGACAAGCCGACTCATGTGATCGTACATAACGAGCATCTATTCTTCATGTTCGGCGCATCCAATCAACATAGCGGCATTGCTGAGCCGTATCGCTGGACGCCGCTGACTGGCGCTGGAGAAATTGCGACCGGAGACATCGGCACAGGATACATGCGGCAGCCCGGCACAGGATCAGGTGGGTCGTTGTTGATACTGACCCGCAACAGGGCGTTCTCGCTCTACGGGAACAATGCCAGCGACTGGAACTTGACCGTAGCACAAGAGGATGCAGGAGCCCTAGCCTATACCACGCAGCATCTGGGCGGAGTCATTGCATTGGACGACCGCGGCGTGACGTACGTCGGTGCCTCGCAAAACTACGGCAACTACGAGCAGAACACTATCACAGGGCAGATCCTGCCGTGGATACAGGCTCAGCGCAATCGGGCCGTGGCCTCGTGTCGCGTGCGGGAGAAAAATCAATACCGGCTTTTCTTCAGCGACAAGAAGGTGCTCTACATAACGATGCGCGGAAACAAAGTCGTCGGGATGATGCCTATCGAATTGACGGACGCGCCAACATGCACCAGCTCGACGGAACTTTCTGACGGGTCTGAGCTGCTGCTGTTTGGTGGATCCAACGGCTACGTTTATCAGATGGACATCGGCACCAGCAATGACGGGGAGGATATCGTCTATCAGCTCGTCCTTGCCTACAACAACCTGAAAAGCCCGCAAGTCAACAAGCGTTACCGGAAGATGTCTCTTGAAGTCTCTGGTGACAGCTATGTCGAGTTCTCGCTCAGCTATCGACTTGGGTATTTCAATCCAAACATCGCCCAGCCCATCCCGTCTTTGAGCGGGGTTGTGTTCTCTGCGCTCAGCGAGTGGGATTCATTCACTTGGGATAATTTCTTCTGGGACGGGCAAAGCCTGCTGCCGGAGGAACTCGCGATGGAAGGCACCGGGGATAACGTCTCTATTGTTCTGACTGGAAGCAGCGACGAGTTTGCCCCATTCACGATAACAGGCGCGCTGATTCATTACACCCCTAGAACGAGGTTGAGATAATGGCAAACGAATATTACGATCACACCACGTACCCTGCTCAAGGCGCATCTGGTAGCAGCTCAGCGCTGCGGTCCGAGCTGGATTCGATTGAAACTGGCTTCGACAAGATGCCGACTCTCGCAGGAAACGGCACCGAGATCGTCGTTGTGAATAGCGGCGGGACGGCGCTTGAAACCACCCCGTCGCTGACCGTCGCACAGGGTGGTAGCGGGCGCACCACCAGCACCACGGCGTACGGTCTGCTGGCCGCAGGCACCACTGCAACCGGCGCCCATCAGACGCTGGCGGCCGGACTGACTACCGAAATCTTGGTTGGCGGCGGCGCGAGCGCACTGCCTGCATGGACCGCTGCGACCGGATCTGGTTCGCCAGTGCGCGCCGCCGCACCGACCCTGACGGGCGATGTGACTTTTTCGTAGCACAACGCATCTAGCCCCCAGAGGCCGGAAAGGAAGAATCAAAATGTCGCCTGCTCCAGACATCATGCTTACCTTGCTCAACACCATCCATACGGACGTCCAGTATGTGAAGGCCGCTCAGAAGTCTATGGGCGAGACTCTCACGGCGCACATTGAGACTGAACCTGCTGAGTGGGCAGAGTTGCTCAAAGACCTCTCCAAGAATGCCTTTCCTTCCGGTGATCCAGAGGGCCACCGCAAGCACCATGAGGACGAGATGGCAATGGTCGCTGCTCGCGCCGAGTTCTGGAAGAAGATGTTGTTTGAGGTCAGCAAGTACGGTGTGATCGGGGTTGTAGGTTGGCTGGCTTACACGGTGTGGGCGGCATTCCTGCAGGGGCCGGGAAAATGAGCGAGACACTGCGCGAGAAGCAGAGCCGCTTCGCCCGGATGGTTCCCCGCCTGATCGACAAGGCGACTGAACTTGGGTATGAAGTGACTCTAGGTGACGCCAATCGCGACGAGCGGGTGTTCGGGGCTGTGGGGGTGTTCAAGGGGTACGGCAACGCATCCTCCTGCCACAAGTTGCGCCTCGCCATCGACCTTAACTTGTTCAAGGCCGGGGTGTTCTTGGCAACCACAGAGGCTCACAGGGCGCTAGGCGAGTGGTGGATAACACAAGGTGGCGCATGGGGCGGAGAGTTCAACGATGGGAACCACTACAGTCTAGAGCATGAGGGCCACAAATGACCACGCTGCTATCCCACCGCATCCTCGGCCTCTGCCGGCGCCTCGACGCCCCCTTCCCCTCGGAGATACACGACTCTCATGAACTCGTTAAGGCATGGCGGAATCGGAGCAGACTTCGTGTGGTTGATCGACCTGACAGTATTCTTTGTGATCGTGATACCGCTGATCTTGATCCTGCTGCTGATCTGGGAGGCGACACGGAATGACTGAGCAGCGCAACTCCATAATGCGGCGTGACCTGAACGATCTGGTGCGCTCACCAGACGGCAAGGTGAGCGAGGCCAAGGGGTTCGCTGTCGCGTTCAAGGTTGCCATGATGTATGTGTTCCTGAAGCATACGGAGGCGATACTGGCCGAGTGGACAATCCTGTCCATCTTCGTTACTGCATTCATAGCCCCGGATTTACTGAAAAAGATACTGACCATGAAGGCCGGGGTTCCGAAATGACCTTCCTGCTACTGCACTGGCGCTGGATACTCATCGCTGCGCTAGCCGCTTCCACGGCTCTGTTCTTTACTCTCTGGCGCGTTGCCGTGGAAGATCTGACTGTGTTCAAGGCGCAAGTCGCCATCATCGGACAAGCCGCCGAAGCCGAGAAGAAGCGCATTGACGAGGCGAACGCAACAACCCTGAAGGAGATTAAGGATGCGATACCCAAACAGATTGCTGATGCTCGCGCTGGCGCTGTTAAGCGTTACATTGCCAGCTTGCCACCATCTTCCGGTAGCTGTGTCCTGCCCGCTCCCACCGTCGTTCCCGGTGGAACTGATGCAGCCAGCAAAGAACCAATTCCTTGTCGTCCCGGATTCATCGAAGACGCTGCCCAAGACGCCGCCACAATAGGGCTGGTGCAGGAGTGGGTCCGCAAGACGGGTCTTCCAATCAAATGAGGTGATGCCATGGGGCTTATGACGCAATACGCAGACGACGCCGACCGAGTTATTCGGCAAGATAAGATTGCAAATCGTGGGTATGCGCACGATATACGTGGCATCAAGGCTGAAGCGGCGCCGCATGAGACGACCGTGAAGGATTACAACACGCAGGTCGAGGGGTTCAAGAAGTCCGCCGTGCATGGAGTTATCGACGGTAAAGAAGAGTTGTGGCAGGTCATTGGCTGGGTGCGAAACTTTAACGAGTTTGACAGCCAGAAAGTGTTTGACCCCGTAGGTTCCCCGGGAGCAAAATGGCAGGCCGATGGTACTGACATTTACAAAGGGGCATATTCCGGTGGTCTCGGCTATGGCTTCGAGGGCGGCTGGATGTGGGGGTCGTCACCGAAGGCTACGATCAGATCTACCGAAGGTGTTGCGTTGAGCAGCATGGACAACCAGAGCATGACGCCCGCAAACGTATACGCCTCATGGAACAGCCAGCCCTTCGTCGCCCCGCCGAGTGCCACGCAGACAACCGCAGCAAAAGCATCTAACGAGACGCTGACCGGACTCGGCGAGCAGGTCGACGCGCGCACCGTCGAGTATGACAAGGTCGCCGGGCTGATTGGAGCCAAAGGTGAGCGTGTTGCAATGGACGTTGAAATGGGTCAGAATCGCGCAGGCGAGGAGCAAGCCGCACCGGTGGCGGGATCAGCGTTCAACGAACTCAATGTTTTCCAGTCTATCGCTGACTGGCTGAAGTAAGGAGCCTGACATGCCCGCAACAACATATCCGACCAGTACCGCCCCAGTCGCTGGCGCTGCAGTCGACCAAGATGAATGGTGGAAATCACCCACGGACGTGCCGATACCCGGTGCTCCTAACACGGGGCTCATAGGTACTGCAGCAAGTTACACTCCGACGGCTGCTGTAGCTGGTGGCACATACACGGCCACGGATTCTGCTGGGTCTGGTTCATACACTCCGACGGCAGCTGTAACAGGGCAAGACTACACCACCAAAGACTGGACCGTAGATCCCAACCAACTGACTTCGTCTCGCGTTGCTGACATCACCAAGGCCGACAGCCCTTTGATGCAGATGGCTGCCACCGACGCCCGGCAGCAAATGGGAAAGCGCGGCCTGATCAACAGCAGCATGGCGATCGGTGCAGGTCAGAACGCAGTGATCAGTTCAGCACTGCCGATGGCGCAACAGGAAGCTCAGGTCGCTGCACAGGCTGCGAACTTTAACGCCAACTCGACGAACGAGCAGCGACGGTTTGGTGCTACTGCGGCGCAGCAGGCTGCCACCACCAATCAAGATGCAACCAATCGGGCGGCTGAGTTTGGCGCGGCCAACGTCCAGCAGACGAATATTTCCAATCAAAACGCGACCAATCGTGCGGCTGAATACGGTGCCACGGCTGAGCAGCAGGCAGCCACCACCAATCAGGAGGCTGTCAATCGCGGGTTGGAGCACGGGGCTAACGCGACGAATACGCTGCAGGCGCAGAGCAACACCATTCGCCAGCAGGCTGCGCAACTTAGTGCTGATGCAGGCAACAAGCTGCTGATGCAGGATCTGGACAACCAGTTCAAGGTGGCCATAAGCAACACTGATGTCTCAATGAAGATGCAAATGCAGGAAATGGCCGACAAGACGAAGACGGATCTGGCCGGCATCCAAGCGACATATCAGCAGATGATATCCAGCAACGAGCAGGCCGGTGCCATGTATAGCAAGGTGCTTCAGAACATCACTGACATCGTGAACAACCCGGATATAACAAACGTCGCACCCGATTTCCAAAAGAACACCGCTATCACGAATCAGAAAAACATGCTGAAGACCGGCATGGAGGTTGTCTCTGCCGTGAGCGGGTTGGCTCTCGAGGACATTCTCGACTTCTAGGCGCCAGCGTGAACGCCATAAAAAATTACCTCGGCTGCATCCCTGACGGTTGGACCACGCGTCCGATCGTCGTGGATGGTGTGAGGTATGGCGACGTGATGATGCAGGGTAACGAGATACACGTTGCTGTCGATCCGGAGCATCGTCGTCGCGATTGGTCCCGGCGTATTGCGCGCACGTTTTTCACAGAGCTGCTCGTCGAGTTCAAGTTTCTGGTTACACGTTCTATCCCGGGGGACGACACTGAGCCGTTTATTCGCAGGCTGGGTTTTGTTCAGACCAATGAAGATTCGCAGTTTAGATACTGGTGGCTGAATACTCCGCCGTTTGAAAGGAACCATCATGCACAGTAATGTCCTCGAAGGAATGCGCCGCCGGCCGTTGTACTACACGACGCACAGGCAGCAGGCCGCCATGTTTGAACCTGTCGGCGCGTGGAACCGCGGCCCCGCATACGGCGAGCGCAACGGACCTGCCATAGCACTGTTTGGAGCCTATGCCAGCATCTCTGCGGGTGTGACGCTCATGGCGACATCCGCATTCTTGGGCGGCCTGATGATCGCCGGCGGCGTGATGTCTGGCCTCGGCGCACTCACCGGTAACAAGACACTCAGCACGCTGGGTATGGTGGCGTCTATGGGCGCCGGTGTTGGGCAGTTCTTTAGCTCGGGTGCCGCTGAACAAATGTGGGGTGGTGCTTCGATGGACGACGTCGGCAACACGTTCATGGGCACCACGTCCGGCGCAACTGGGGTGGGGGGTGAGTTCCCGAGCGATATGGGTGCGGGTTTGACCGCTGAGCAGGCAGCAGCAATGCCCGGCGGTGCCAGTCAGACTGTTGGTGGCATGCCGTCGGTCGGTGGGAAAATTGCTAACGCCAGCGGCTCCGGCATCATTTCGTCAGCGCGACCTGCCGCTCAAGTTTACGAAGGCGCTGCAGATGCGGCTGCAGCTGGTGCCGGACAGCAAGCCGCAACAACGGCAACAACGGCAGCAGTGCCAACGGCAACGCAGAGTCCTATGCTCGGCTTAGGTGTCACGCAGACGGGCGAGTCATCCAAAGCCCTTGGGCAGGTGATCGGCGGTAGATTTGTGCCGAACGATACCTCAGGTGGTGGCGGGCTCATTGGCTCGGCGCTCAACTTCGCCAAGGAGAATCCTGCGGTCACGATGGGTGCTGCTCAAATGGCCATGGGGGGTATCAGCGGCATGGCGCAGGCGGGTGCCACGGACAGGAAGACTGAAGCTGAGCAGGGTTTGGTCGACGCCAAGACTGGCGAATCCAAAGCCATGACCACTCTGGCCGAGAAGAAGGCTGCTGGTCCTTCGGTTCCCGGCGTCACCATGAACACCAATCCTAACGCCAAGATCTATGGGAAAAACGCCGACGGTTCGATACGAACCCAAGAGCAGTACGTCGCAGCGTGGCGTAACGCATACAAGCTGGCTTGACAGGGAGAATTACGATGGCATTTGACTCGACAGAACTGCGCGCAGACTTGCGCAACAACGTACCTCCGCAGATGCGCGAGGCTTACGACAAGGTCGTCGCCGCCGGATTGAAATTCATGTTCGACGACTCCACGCACAAGTACATGCGTGAGCAGATCGAGGCCGAGGGCGAGATCGACGACAAGCTGGCGCAGGGTATCGTCGGGCTCATGAAAATGCTGATGACCAAATCCAAAGGTGCGTTCCCGCAGCAACTTGTGGTGCCGGCTGGGATAGAATTGATCATGCACGCGGCTGATTACGCCGCGCAAACCGGAGTCGCCGAGGTGACGCCTGAACTCATGGGTACCGCGATCCAGAAATTTGTGTTCGCTTTGGCGCAAGAAGCCGGGCTCGATGAGCAGAAGCTCATGGGTGGCATCGGTCGCATCGCCGAGTTGGACGCGCAGGTACGTCAAGGAGCCTGACCATGGGACTGATGAGCGGATTTATTCAAGGTGCCGCCGCCGAGGGCGTGAAGGTCTTCGGCTCGGCGATGCTGAAGGAACTCGAGACGCAGAAGGCCAAGCAGATTGCTGCGTATAGCGCGGAGCTGGCTGACACGGCGGATCTGACCAAACGTGCGCGTGACGTTGAGGGCGAAGAAGCGACATACCAGAAAGGTCGGATACGTGCGCCTGAAATTCGTGAGCAGAAGGTTGCCGACGCCAGTGCTGCCGAGCAGGCCAAGTTGGACGTGTCGTTCGATCCGACGAACGTACAGGCCGAAGCTGCCAAACGTGTCGCGCTCGGCGAAGCTGACGCTGAAGTCGAAGTCGCAAAGCTGCTCAAGAAGAGCACACCCGAAGCGATCAAGGCTGCCAAAGATATTGCCGCCGCCACCCGTGACCCGGCGCAGCAACGCTTGCTTGGTTTGCAGATTGCCGAGGCGTCGCTCAAGCTGGATGAAGGCAAAGCGCAAGCTACCGAACGTGGTGAAGTGCGCGGACTGATGGGTGCGGCACGTGCGGTCGATGCGGGTCAGCCCGGTGCCGAAGATGCCAAGCAGTTCTACACGAAGCAGGCGAAGGAAGCGGAGAAGGGCGCACAGTTGGCCAAAGGTGTTGATGTGGACAAGGCTGACCGTGCCACGTACCTCGCGTTGGCCAAGGAGAAATACGAACTGGCCACCAAGGAAATGGATCCGGAGCGCAAGGACAAGCTCATTCGTGATGGCGATTCGTACGCGAAGGCTGCCGAGGGCAAGGGTGAGACTACTGGCGGCGGTAAGCCGTCGGAAGCAGCGGCACACTCTGACGCTGAGAAGGCTATTGCTACCGGCAAGATCACCCGTGATGAAGCGAACAAGCGGCTTGTGGCTGCTGGCTTGGCACCATTGGCCGGCGCTAATCCGCGTAAGCCACCTGCCAAATCGGCAGGTGGGGATAAACCCGACGCTCCTGCCACACAAACCACTGCCGTGCGAATTGCCGAGATCGAAGCGCAACTTGCTGCTGCCGACAAAAACAAATTCACAGTTGGTTCTGGCGCGCAAGAATGGGTAAAAAATCGCATTCCGCCTGCCGAAAGAGTCCGACTTGAACGTGAATTGCAAGAACTACGCAATAGCAAGTAACGCAACAAAACCCGGCCGTCGGCTGGGTTGATCACTGGAGGTTATATGGCTGGATTATTCGACGACGTTCTCGGTTCTGCCCCGGCGTCGCAAAGCGGTAGCGGTTTGTTTGACGACGTTCTCACCAAACCAGCCACCGACCCTCAGGGTGACACCAGCCGCGGTTTCACCCGCGCGTTCGCCCAAGTTCCAGAGTTAGCCTACGGCACCGGCGCCCTGATCGGCCTGACCGGCGAGAAGCTCTTCGGCGAGGGTGGCATCTCGACAGCCACCAAGGATTACTTCGCGAGCAAGTTCGTCGCCAAACAGGCGGAGAACCAGCAGTACGCGCCGACCGTCGAATTCACCGACGCGTGGGATAACCTGCAGCGTGGCAATTTGGCGCCGCTCGCGGACTGGTTGCAGGACTCGGCAGGGTACGTCGTCGGGCAGGGTCTGCAGACTGTTGCCACCGGCGGCCTCGGATCAATCGTCGGCAAGACCGTCTTGAAGTCTGCCACCGAGACCGCCATGGCCGGTGCCGTGGCCAAGGCCGCAGATACCATGGTGCGCACTGCCGCCGAGAAGGGCATCACGCTTAGCGTCGAAACCGCCACGCAAGCCGCCGCAAAGAATCTGGCCAGCGCGATCGGCGCAGGTGTGGTACTCAGCGCGCAGAACCTCGGGATGGAGGCCGGTGACATCTACGGCGGTCTGACCGAAGAAGCTCGCAAGAACAACCGCGAGATCACCGGCGACGATCTCACCCGGGCATGGGGTTCGGCTATTGCCGCCGCCGGCACCGAGACGCTAACCGACATGCTGGGCCTTGGCGCGCTCACCGGCCGCATCAAGATCGGCGGTAAGGGTGTGCAGGAGATGACCGGCGTCACCGGCAGGCTCGCTCGCGCAGGCACTGCGGCAGCCATTGGCATGCCGGTCGAAGGCGCACAGGAATGGGTGCAGACAGGCCTCGAGCAGTACGGTGCCGGTAAGCCGCTGGATACACCCGAGGCTGCGAAGGAACGGGTCAATGCTGCTGCCGTGGGCGCACTGGGTGGCGGCCTGATGGGCGGCGGCATCGGTGCCATCCAAGGCGCCCCCGACACAGACACCGCCATCCGCGCCGCGCAGGACGTGGCGTTCGGTGGTGCGACGGATGCCGCTACGGCGGCCATAGACGCATACACGACTGGCGACATGGGACCGGCCGGGTTACTCGGCGCACCCAGCGCAGGCCCGACGCTGATCGCAGGTGCGGCCGGTGTCGGCACGCCGGAGCAACAAGCTGCGTTCGCAGCACAACAAGACGCTGAGCGCCTCGACGCCATGGTTGCCCCCGCCGATACTGGACCTACCGGGCTTATGTCCAGTGTGCCTATCGTTGGTCAGCCGACGGTCACCCCCGATACCTCCGGTGGTCGCACAGATACGACCGGCGTGCGTGCCGATGACCTGCTGATACCAAACACCGCGCAGCCTGCCACGGAGCCGCTGGTGGTCCCGCAACAGCGCGTGCTGAGCGATATCGAGGCCTATCAGGCTGCAGTTGCCAAGCAAGGCACCGGCGCCCTGATGTCGAGCTACGAGCGGGCCATATTGGACGCCGGTCCCCCGAGTACGCCAAGCAAACTGGTGACAGAGCCTGCCCGGGGGATGTCCGCTGCTGAGATCGTGCAACGCCAAGGCGATCGAATCCCGCAGCAACCCATGTCGGTTACCCAGCGGCAGCTTGCGCAGGAAGAGCAGCCGGTTGCTGCGGTCACTGTGGCTAACAACGCCAACGGCGTACCTGTGATCTCTACGCAAAGCGCGGAGCAGACGTCAGTCCTCACTGCTGCGTTGAAGGCCGCAAGCATCAAGCCGCACACCATCAACGATGGAACTGTGCGTGTGCCCAAAGCGACGCCGCCCGAGGCGTTGCAGCAGGTGATCGATCGCGTCAATATCCAATTCACACCACCCCGCACACCACCCACTCAAGGAGAACAAAATGGCCAAGGGATGCAAAACACCCAAACCGCCCCCGAAGAAGTAGCAGTCCAGCAGGTGTTCGGCACCGGCGCACAGTTGCGCACGGCGTCCGAAGCACCGCAGCCGGGTGAGCGCGTCTCGACGATGATGCGCACCGCGCTCGCCCAGATCGGCCGCCTGACCGGAACCAAGGTCGTGTTCGTATCGGCTGAGGGTGCCGACGGCGCCACGCGCAGCAAGGACGGCAACACGGTCTATATCAACGTGCGCAGCAGCATCAACCCGCTGCAGGTGATGGGCCACGAGACGACGCACGTCCTGAAGCGCAAGCACCGCGAAGCATGGGCCGCGATCCGCACGGCGGTGAGCGCCGCGGTCGACGACAATGCACTGGCTGAGTTCGGTCGCGACTACTGGGGTATCGCGTCGCCTGAGCGTGCCGGATCCATCCCGACAGGCGACGGCCTCGCCGCATGGCTGGATCAGCGCCCGGATGCCATCGGTGTCGACAGTTCCGAAGCCACCGTACGTGAGTTCCTGATCGACGAGATGATCGCCGACCTCGGCGGTGGCCGGTTCTCGGATCCTGAGTTCTGGGGTAACGTGTTCCAGCGTATCGAAGCCAAGCACGGCCGCGAACAGGCGAAGACGATCATCCAGAGGCTGGTCGCTGCCGTCAAGGAACTGATCGCGAAGTTCATGATCATCGCGAAGCGCGACGGTTTCGCCGAGTTCAAGACCGAAGGAATGATCGCCCAGCGCGTCACGCCGGAACAGCTGCGGGAGATCCAGAAAGCGATCGAGAATGCGTACGCCGGGTTCATCAGTGCCGAGCGTACCAACGAGCCGGCCGGGTATGAGCGCGCGGCGGCCACACCTGCGACGGGTGCTGCGCCGGGCACCGCGGGCACGCAGGGTGACGACGAGTTGGCTGCGCTAGAGGCTGCGCAGCAGAGCACGCCACGCTCCGAGTTCGGTAGCTATCCCAAGATTCAGGCTCTGGGCAAGCCGCGCAGCTTCCTGCCCGGCATCGTCCGGCGCGACGCTGACGACAAGTGGAGCTTCGTCGACAAAAAGACCGGGGATGAGTATTCGTACCCGACCAACGCGCAGGCCAAGACCGCCATGGCACAGATGGCGCGCGGGGTGCAGGAGTCACCCCGTCGGGCAAAGGTGGCACCGGACACGTCCGCTGAGCACGCGCTTGAAGTGGAACGCGAAGAGCGCAAGCTGGCAGACAAGACTTACATATCGCGCGCCGAGGAAGCAACCATTGCAAGCGAAGCAAAGAAATTCGGGATCTTGAAATCTGAGCTGATGCTGGAAGTCCGTCGCATAAAGAGCCGCTATCCAA